ATTGAATAAATAATATCTGCCAAATCTTCTCTTATGCCAACTGTGTCGTATGTTTTATAAACAGCCATTTTTTTCTCCTATTTGGTTGTTGGTTTATAAATAACGCATCAACAAATCAGTTGCATCCTTTGGATTTCCTGATCGTTTCAGCGATTTCAGTTTATCCAACCTAGATTTTCTATCCATATCCTCTTTAGTAGTCTTAACACCAGATTTAACAAAGTTAGATGGTTTTACTTTTTTAGAAACTAAATTAGGTTTAACTGATTTAGTTTTTTGAAAATTCATTCCATCCATAATCACATCAAAATATCTTGAATCATAAATTCTTGCGACATCCTCATTTGAGAAGCCTTTAGAACTTAAATAGTTCACAATATTTGATTTCACTTCAGAACCCTTTACAGGATCAGCAATTTCAGGATGTTTCAAGTGAAGTTTTCTTTGTTCTTCTCTTAATATTTCCTGGAACTGAGATTCTTGATGTTCTCTCAGTTTTTGCTGTGCTTGTTGTATCGTTTGTTTTCGTTTCTGAATTCTACGATCAACTCTAGCAGCCTCAGTTGGATCTTCATCCCAAAGTCTATCAAGTTCTTTGGAATTCATATCATTGTTAATCTCAGCATTTAAAGTCGCCACTAATGAATTTAAGTCATCCATCTTGGTGGAATACTGATTTTTCAAACGATCTTCTTCAGACTTTAGCTCTCTTTTTTGGATTGCTATTTCTTCAGTTTTTCGTCTGTAGTCGGCATCCTTTTGATAACCTGCTTTTAATTCTTCAAGGTCAACATCAATCTTTTCACCATTAACAATAACTTGGTGTAGATCGGTTTCTTGTTCTTCAATCGCATTTTCATCTATAGATGCGTCTTCTTCTTGATCTGCAACTTCTAAAGTTTCCTCTAGTTGAGTTTCAGTTTTTTGTTCAACCTTAGAATTAGCCTCAGCTTCTTCTTTTGGTTCAACTGGTTCTGCTTCTTTTGAAGTTTGTTTGATAACTCCTTTAGAGTCCATTAAACTTTCAATGTGCTTAGCAGCACCTTGTATTGTTGCATTTGACAACAATGGGTTTGAGTCAGACATTAGTCCTCCTATTGGTTAAGCTGTCATCAGAATACTTCTTATGAAGTAAGCTGTCTTATGACTTGGCTTTGATTTATTCTAACCGATGGGTTAAAATTTTGTTTGCTGTTGTTGTTTTCTAAATTCTTCTAACTGTTTCTCTGCAAGTTTCCCTGTTTCAATTACAGTTTGAAGATGTTGTTCAACTTTACCAACAACATTATAAGCAATCCAAAGTTTTTCTCTGGTATCACTTTCTTTAGCACCTGTTTTTTCTAACAGTGCTTCAGAATAAAGTTTTTTTAGAGAATCTATTGCCTCTTTAAAAATTTTATTCTGTAAAATCTGTTTGGCTTGTTGGGATCGGCTGACTTCTTCCGATCTCAGTGCCTGGTCTTTGGTTTCCATTTAATCCTTGTACCTGTTGGCTAAACATATTAGCAGATTTTTGTGCTTGTTCAAGTATCTTACTATTACTTGCCATCATCATCTTGTCTAAATCTGCATCTGCTTTAATTTTAGCAGTGTCTAATTGAGTATTGTATTTTAATGCCATCTCTTTAATCTTCGCTTCAAAATCTAAAGCCATCTGTTGAGTTTTTTGTTGTAATTCTTGGTATTGTAATTCAACATCAGCAATTTTTCTCTTATTCTCAGCATCAATTCTAGTAAATTCAATTTTTTCAATTGGAGTTAGTGGTGGAGGAGCAGGTGGAGGCATCATTTGTTTGCCTATATCTGGATTTACAAAATAACTTTCCACATTTTTTAGTCCTGCGTTCTCAATAATTTTTGATAAAGTGTTATACATATTTTTTAATGTAACCATTGGCATCTCTTTACCCCCTTGTAATTGGAAGGCTTGGAGTTGTCGTTCAAGGATGTTGTTGAGTAACATGATTTGTTGCTCTTTAGAACCAGTACCTAGTCCAACTACAATAGAAATATTAAATTTATCTTTCCATTCAGTAGGTCGAACTGGAATATATTGATTGTTGAGCATAATAATTCTTTCTTTGTCTTGATACTTAACCATCAGCTCAAATATTTTTCTAAATAAATCTTTCACTCCTGTTTCTGCAAAGATTCTAGCAATTAATTCTGAACGCATTTGTGTTTGCGTCATCAAAGCATTTACTCCAGTTGCTGTTTTAGCACTTAAAGTATCTGGATCTAAGCCTTGTACTTGTTTAGAAATACCAGTTCTAACTTCTCTAACTGAATCTAAGTAAGATAATAATGGAAAGGCTTGTTGTGAAATTGGTTGTGCTTGTAAAGGTTGCATCACTTGGTTTGGTGGTTGTTTGGTTCTGACTACACCACCAGGTCTAGTGGTTAATAAGTCATCCATATTCACCATACCATCCATGATCGCCACTCTGTTATTGTTTGTTAAATACATATTGTCTAACAGTTGACGCATCACAGTAGATTTCATTAATTGAATATCTTCAACTAATTCAGAAATGGATCTGCCATAAAAACGATGTGGCATTGGAATTGGAGTTACAGTTACAAAAGGAACATTATCGCATGGAGAATTTTCTAAAACCATAGAACCACTATCTCCTGCAGATACAATTCTTCTTAATTCTGCAATACCATCTTCATCATAATCATATTTAATATACGATTCATAAATTAAAATTTTTTCTGTAGATTTATCAGTTGCATTATCAACTGGAAACTCATCAACATTTCTTTGTCGAACAATCTCCTCAGTATTATAAACATCTTCATCGGATCTAGGTAAATTTGCAACTTCTTCTTCATCATATCCCATCGCTACTAGATCGGATCTTGACATTAAAACTTTATGAGAAACAAATTCTGCATCTTCAATTGATTTAGCATTTCGATCAATTAAAAATTCTTCAGGGGGAACTGATTCAATTTTTACTTTACCACTTTTTTTAGTTCGTTTAATTCTGCAATTGTACAATGTAAAATCAGGAACAGGTACTTTACTAACATCTACTCCTTGAGCTTCGTATTGTTCTAATAATTTTTCGAATTCTTCTTTGGCAGACTCATCTTCCATTTCTTCTTCGTCAACAAATTCGATTTCATCTTTACTATCTTCTAAAGCATCTTTCTCAGCTTTGGATAAATTTTTATAAGTTTCAAATTCTACTTTTTCACTTTCGTCATAATAAACTTTTAAGAAACCATTTTTTTCAATTAGAGCATCTTTGAAAAAATTATAAAGTAATTGGAAACCATTATTGTCTTTGTAGAAGACATGATTTAAATATGCTGTCGCTTGTTCGGCAAGAGGAACATCTTCGCCAGTAACAGGTTCGCAACGAACTACTTTATCACTAGCTGTGAATACTCTTAAAAGATTTGGTAAGATACTTTCTACTGTATCAGCAACATCAGTTGATACGACTTGAGATCGACCATCAATCTCAGTTCCTAATTTATCTCCTAAATAATATTCTAAAGATTTTCTTCTGGATTGAGAAAGCTGTCCACCTAAATACCCTAAAGCATTTTCAATTTGGTTTGATAATAAACTTCGTAATTTAGGATCTGATAATTCGATTATTTTTTTTGCCATATTAAACTATATAATTTGTGTCAACTACAATTGGTTTAGACCAGTCTGATCTTTTTACAGGCTCAGTAACTGCTCCATACCTTATGCTGTCGCAAAAGTGTGAACTCCAATTATGGAGGGGTTTGTTCCTAAAACAATTATTTTTTTCATCCCATCGTTTGCAATATGATTTTAATGCCTCAATCAACTTTTTGCAATTGTTTTTATGGAAGTAACACTTTGGTAACATTTGTCTTACTTGCTCAATACCATCTTCTACACTAAGTTTGGGTGCGATGTCAAATTCTAGTCCCATTTCTTTAGCTGTTTCCCACCTAGATTTATTAGTACCAATCTCTCTAACCCTTATATCATGGGGTGCAATATGCTTAGAATAGTTATACCCCTTATCATCTATGACATTCATATAATGCTCTAAACCCTCACCAGAATTTTCGTAGCAATCAATAATTCTAATTTCATCACCATGTCGCTGAGCAAAGGTGATTACTGTTGAGTCGTTCATTCCTAAATCCCACCAAGTTTCAACCTCTAAATTTTCATCAATATCAAAATTAACTATTCTACCTTTAGCTTCTAATTCCTCTATGGTCTTACCATAATAAGAACCTGATATTCCAGCTTGGAAAGAACATTCAAACTCTTGAGCATAAGCCTCTGGCGACATTGTGGATTTAGCAGCATCTAATTCTTCTTGAGCTATAATCTTAGTTTCACTAGCTTTGAACACTTTGGTAAACCAATCTTTATTGTGTTTAGCTTTTTCATGCAGTTCAAAAAACCAGTTTCTCCCCATTGGTGTACCTATGAATATTGCAAACCCCTTACGATCTGAAAGTGCTGGTCTTAAAATGGTATCGAAAAGGTCTGGCGAAAGGTTTTGAGTTTCATCGCAAACTATCCCATCAAAATACTGTCCTCTAATGGCAGCACTATTCTCACCTCCAATAATTTGAATACGACTATTATTAACTGAGAAATCTACCCTTAGTTCTGACTCATTGAATTTTGTTCCTGGTATGGCAGCTGAGAATTGTTTGAGATAGTCCCAAGCTGTAGATTTACCTTGCAGTCGGTATGGAGAGATAAAAGCATATCTAGGATAGGGTTTAGTGTTCGTTAGAGCAGCCTTAATTAAGTGATTGATAGCAAATACAGTCTTACCCCCTCTACGATGGACAATGACCACATTAAATCGGTTCTTATCGCATTTATCATGCAAAAAATTTTGGATTTCTCTTGGTTTGTAAGGAATTACGATTTGTTTCATTTTAAAACAAAACCCCCCTCTTTAGTTTCAATGAATGGTTGTATTAGCATCAGGATAGTCGTCTGGCAAGACGAATTGAGTTTTAAGGAATTCGGAGAAGTCTTCAGCTTCTTCGCTGTTTTCAAAACCTTGAAAGTGTGTAATCACAATTGGTTTCTTAGTGTTTTTATCT